AAATCTTACCATTTATTTGCCTTTTTTACACTGATTTTTTGTCCTCCACCACGTTTCTTAACTGAATTAGGGTCATATTGTTCCTCTTCATCTTCATCTTTCATTCCTTTTGATAATTCCCAGAACTCTTTTGAACCTAATCTGAAATCACCATGGTTATCAGCTTTGTACCAAAATACTTGATCGTGTAATTTATTGGATTTGGAGTTATTATTTATAACTAGACACTCATAATTTTCGGTACATTGATCCATCACTTGACAAAAGCTCTCAAATGTTGGAAACATACCCGCATAATTTTCATATATTCTTTTTCTGTTTGCTATGTAATTTTCTCGAAGAATAAAAACATAATCTATGTTGGTTCTTAGTGTGGGTGGAATACCAAGAGGATATTGCATTGTGATGACTAACATGACCTTCCAATGTCTCCCGTTCATAAATAATAAGCGCATCATTTTATCGCGTGCCCATGTGTTATCATATAAGCAGTCATCTAAAATAACAAATGCTCTAGGGTCAATAGTGCTGCGTTTATAGGTTTCCATTTCCTTTTTAATTTGCTTCAAAACAGTGCGTTGTCGTTTCAAAATATTTTCAATAATAGCAGTATTGTATTCATTATGTACGAATAACTTGGGAACCATTTTGCCATAAAAGCCGTTACCTTCTTCTGTCCCAGATATAACAGTCCCAATAGGAATTTCTTGTTGATAATAAAGTAGATCTCTTACTAAAAAGGATTTACCAGTATCACGTTTTCCAATTAATACAACAACAGGTCCTTTATTTTCATTTGGTTTAAAACTAATACTTTTCATATCAAATTTTTTTAATTCAAGTGTCATATATATTATATTAAATTTTTTTAATATAATAAAACGAATTACAAGAAAAATAAATAAACAATAAATAAACAATACATAAATAATAAGTTAAAAAGACGTATAATTTATATATTAAATACCTAATAATGATAAACGTAAATTATCAAAAAAGGAAAAACACTGAACTTTTCAAAAGTTTAGAAGAACCCAGTACAACCTTTCTCTCTAAAACACAAAATTATATTCCTATTTATAAAAAATTTTTTGAGTTGAATGAAACCAATTATAATAATATAAATTTAAATAACAAATGGTATATTTCATCAATAAACAAAAATGAACAAGATATTGAACAAGATAATGAAGAAAATAGTGAATATAATCAAGATGATGCTATATATAATAATATATATAATTGTCGAATTAAAAATGTAACTAACAATAAAGTTAAGGATAAGGACTTATTTTTTAAAATGGCTCCTTTATTAGACCCATTCAAATATTTAATTGGAAAATATAATGTTAATGATACAACCCTTTTTAATTTACCTAATATTCAATCTGATGAATCAAATTGTAATAGTAAATTATTAGATTTAAATAATTCAGCATACGTTGATGGACTATTTTTATTTTTATCTAGTAAACTTATTTATGATTACAATTTTTATCATAGTGTAGATTATTATGGATCATATTTGGCTTTAAAAAATAATTTTATTTTAAATGTTTATGATGATATTGATTATTTAAATAAATCAGAATTTTTTAATAAAAATAAAAATAATTTATTTACAATTCAAGATTATGATCATTTATTTAATTTACAAAATCAAGAAGGCAAATTAAAACCAATTAAAATTGAACATAACTCATCTATAAAATCAAATTTATCCATAAAGTCTTTTGATAATCAATTATATGAAGATATTTTTGATGATGATAACCAATTACTTCATTTAGAAGACCTTAAAGGTATAGATTGTGACCTAATTGATATTACAAATGTAAATATGCCGAATGACAATGACAACAAAGTTACTTTAAAATCAAATTCTACTTGTTCTTCTAGAACATCTTACACATTGGATGGAGAAAATGATGAAGAATGTGTTAATTGTGAAAAATGTGATGAAAATAATGAAAATGATGAAAATGATGAAAATAATGAAAATAATGAAAGTAATGAAAATGATGAAAATGATGAAAATGATGAAAATGATGAAAATGATGAATCTAATTGGGAAGATATAGATGATGAATCATTTGAAGAAGAAGAGAGAATAAATGTAACTATATCACAATTTCCTGTACAAGTTATTTGTATGGAGTATTGTGAAAATACATTCGACGATTTAATATTATCAAATGATTTAAAAGAAGAGGAATGGTTTTCAGCTTTCATGCAAATTATAATGATTTTAATAACATACCAAAAAGCATTTTCTTTTACTCACAACGATTTACATACAAATAATGTAATGTACAATTATACAGATAAAAAATATATTTATTATTGTTATAAAAAACAATATTATAAGGTACCTACATTTGGAAGAATATTTAAAATTATTGATTTTGGTAGAAGTATTTATAAATTTGATGGAAAACTCTTTTGTAGTGATAGTTTTCAAAATGGAAATGATGCCGCTACACAATATAATACAGAACCATATTTTAATGAAAAGAAACCAAGATTAGAACCTAATTTTAGTTTTGATTTATGCCGTCTTGCTTGTTCTATTTTTGATTATGTTGTAGAAGATATTACTGAAATTAAAAATATAGAAGATTGTGATCCAGTTAAAAAACTAATTATAGAATGGTGTTTAGACGATAAAGGTATAAATATGTTGTATAAAAATAATGGTATTGATAGATATCCAGAGTTTAAATTATACAAGATGATAGCTCGATGTGTTCATAATCATATTCCACAAGCTCAATTAGAGAGGCCAGAATTTAAAGCATATACTAAATTTAAGGGTGAAGTACCAAGTGATGTTATTGATATTGATAAAATCCCCGTTTTAGTTTAGTAAATACTAATTATAATTTAAAAAAATTGAAATGAATATAATACATTTGTGTTTTGTATAATTGTAATAATGAACCCTACACGTATTCTTGATATATTTAAACGCGTATATTTCACACAAGTTAATGTGCCTTTAGGACGATGGAAAATTCATAATCATAGACAAACTACTCTTAAAATTAAATATGCGAATGAAGACAATTGTGGCATTTCTGGCATCAATTATACAAATACAACACAAAAACAAAGAAATAATGAGTTAGATGATAATGAATATATATATATCATGGGTTATGAATCAGTACATAACTAAGTGTTATTTTAAATCTTCAAAGGAATTATTAAATAGTATAAATAATGTTTATTTTAATTATTTGTTTGTTTATTTTTGATTAATAATATAATTTATATTATTAATGAACAGCTATGGATTTATTATTACTCGTCATGTTAACTCAGAATTAACAAATAAATATTGGAATAATTGTATAAAATGTATTAGACAATTTTATCCATACCGAAAAATTGTTATAATTGATGATAATAGTAATAAACAGTTTATAACCCCATTTCATAATTATGATAATATTGAAATTATTCAATCTGGATTTCCAGGTAGAGGTGAATTATTACCATATTATTATTTTATTAAAAATAAATTTTTTGATAACGCAATAATTATACATGATAGTGTTTTTTTCCATACTAGAATTAATTTTGAAAAACTAATAGGATTAAAAGTAGTGCCTTTTTGGTATTTCCATTCTGACATTGAATCACTAAGTAATACAGTTGATATAATTAGTACCTTAACAAATTCATTCGAACTTAAAAATAAATTGACTTTAAATAATAAGGTATTAGGTCTTGATAATTTTAACTGGTTTGGTTGTTTTGGTTCACAGTCATTTATAAACCACAATTTTTTAATTTATTTAGAAAACAAATATAAAATAACAAATATGATAAATATAGTTAAATGTAGAAAGGATAGATGTTGTCTTGAAAGAGTATTTGGTGTAGTTTTTTGTAGTGAATACCCTTTGATTACTAAAAAAAGATCACTACTAGGAAATATTTTTGACTATCAAAATTTTGCTCATTATTCATACAATAATTATGAATATGATATTCATAACAAAAAAATAAATAAGCCTCTTATAAAAGTTTGGACTGGTAGATAAAATAAATCAAAAACGTTTATTAATATTTATAGTAAATTTATTTATTCCAATATGATTATTAAATATGTGGAATTTATCTTTGTTTATTTTCATATTTTCCCAGTATTCTGAATAATTAATGCTATTTGTAATATCATATTCACAAATTGTATGTATTTTTGAATTGTAACATTTTAATTTGTTTACACATATATTTTCACACAATATTACATTTTTCCCTGTAGATGTAATAAACTCTTTAAAAAACTCGGAACAATTTTGCGATGTCATAATTTATAAATTATATAAATTACATATATTTATATAATTTATATGATAAATGCTTATATTATTTATACTAAAACCCTGGATTATCTGTAAAAACTTGAGTTGTTATAGAAGTGTTCCCACCATCTTGAATAATTGGTTT